ATAAAGGACTATCAGATATTGACGAGGCGAATACATTACTGCACGAACTGATGCATTCGGTAGTATGGTTGGCTGGAGAGAACCAAGATGGTGGCGCACTATCTGATGAAAACACAGAAGAAAGAATTGTAAATAACTTTAGTAACTATTGGATCGGTATCTTCCGTGAGAACAAATGGTTACTCGATTACTTCAAAGAAAAATTATAATCTTTATTTACTTTCAATCTGTAATGGATTGTAGTCTAAGCTAATACCAGCATCTTTACTCAATACACTACTCACTACTTGCATAATATTTGAATCAGAACCTGCTGACCAGATAATATCTTTAGCTTTTTGATGTGCTTGCTCTAGTTGCAACATAGCTTTACCTTCAGGTGATTTAACAAACTCACGATCAAGTGTTTTCTTAGCTAGTGTAGTTAAGTTAGATACTACTTCGTTATAACTTCTGTTATGAGTAAGATACAATCCTTCAGCTTCACCCATTCTAGTTATTGTATTTCCCATATGATTAAGAAGTTTATTGTATTTAGTTTCTAATGATTGTAGTTCTGTTAGTTCTTTCTTAAGACCTACTTGTTGTACATACTTAGGGTATAGTTTCTTAACCATCTTTTCTTTAGCACTAGATTCTTTTAGTTCTAATGATCTTTTGTGATTGTATATCTCATCATTAACTCTTGATAAGAAATACTCTCGTTGTCGTTCACTCATTTTAGCCATTAGCTTTCCTTTCGTTTAAGTTGACTTATTTACTTTCTCCATACTATTGTATATCTCTTTTTATTATTTAAATATGATTTGATTCCAGCCTTAGTCATCATACATTCTTTCTTTAGTTTTTTGGCTAACATAAATTTTCTTATTGCTTTCACATCCCAATATTTATTAGTTCTGCTTTCGGGACTATGAGGCAAAATATTAAATTCTTTTGACCAACCTCTAATAATGTATCGAGGTAATTCTAAATAATATACAAGATCATTAATGTTATGATATAATTTTTTCTTAATTTCTTCTTCTATTTTTTTCGATGCTTTTTGTTCTTGGTAATCGTTCATCTTTTAATCTTTCTCTAATTTTATCTTTGATTTCTTTTTGAAACTTATCACTAACACCATCTATGATAACGTGGCTATCAACCCAGTCTTTATCTTTGACCTGGTCTAAATAGTTTACAAAGTTATTTAAATTAAAACTCATAGTTTAGAACCTTTCTAATGTAGCAGTAGAGAGAAAAGCTAGAGGTGCGCATTTTTATTCTAGATTTCTGATCCTCGCACACAATTCCTCTCTACCTATTGAGTACATACGCATGAGTCGTTAACCTCGACTGGCTGTTTGCCGAGAGGTAGTTATATATCAACTGATTCAAACTACTTAGACAAACTAGCATTTCAGGTAACCAAACAGTTAGGCTACTGTACTCAAATATTTTAAGGTGGCAGGGAATACAATAAAAAAACCTACCACCCATTCCTTTAACGGAATCTATTTTATATAATTTGGTTTAGCTATTACACTAAACGCAACCTTAGGATTATTTACTAATGCTAATGCAGACTCATAAGACATTAACTTATTAATCTCAATCATTAAACTATTAGTAACCTGTATAGGTACAAAACCTTCGATACCATCAGGAATATATTTACCATCTTGGTTTAACCACTTAACTTTAGGATAAGCTTTGATGTATATCTCCTGTTGATCCTTTGGATTCATTACTGGATTGTTCATATGTTTCTCCTTTCTTGTAAATTCTATTAACTTCATCATTATCAATTTGATTATTTTCTTTTAGTATCTTTAGTAACTCTAAATTTTCATATCTAATTTTTATAATCTGTGTATCAATAGTAGCCTGTTTATCTACTACACTACTAATTAATTCTGTTAATTTTTTTATTACTTCATTCATTAATACCACCAATCTTTGTTAGACCATAGTAAGTTATTTACTAGGTATGCTAGTTGTTGCCATAAGTTTCTACCATAGTTTCAGCCAGGCAATAGACTGAATATAATAAACCCTGCTACTATGAATCCTATTACTGTCCAGTTCCAAGGTTTATTCTTTACAAGTTCTTTATGTTTAAGATGAAATATAATATCTGATTGTTCTTTAATGGTTTGATCTCTCCATTTAATTTCGTCTTTCCATAATTGTTTTTCTTCTCTATCCATTACTGTCTCCGTTTGGTTACTATGTTGGTGTACATTCTATGATCTTGTAATTCAAAACCAAATATAGATTGTAACTCATCTTCCATAAAGTAAGTTGTTATAACATCATACTCCATTAATTTATTTATTTCTGTGTCTTGATCAGCACCTTCTTTTACTTTTTGTATTGACTGATCTATTAATTTTTCTGCATCGTCATAGTACATCTCATTTGTTTTACTCATAGATTCCTTTCTTCTGCTTCTGCTGTGATAGCATTGTCATATCTTTTGAATTCTTCTTTGTAATCTATTGATACAATATTAATCTTTGCTAGCAGCTGTACTAGCTGGTATTTGTCTTCATAAAAATCATCAAGTATTTTTACTATCTGATCCATCCAATGGTTAGGCATAGTATTTCCTTTCTATAATAATATTACTTGGTATCTATTAGCTAGTGGTTCACCATATCCATTAGCTGTTAAGTATTCTCTATGTGTATCTTCTAGTTGATCTCTTAATAAAGTAGCTGAGTCTACACTATAAGTTGATAGTAATGGATTAGCATTACCTTCACTTATTATATGATATACTCTTTCTTTCTTCTTAGGTTTTAATTGTGTTATCTTTTCTGTCATTATTTGTCTCCATATATTGTGATACTTTTTCTATTGAGTCTGTATCTAATCCTAAATCTATACCAATATCACCTACTATTGGATTAAGCTGTATTCTATTAGTAACGGTACACCAATCCTTTTGTAACTTTGTTGCTTCTTGATTAATGATAGGTCCACCTTTAGCATACTGACCTTCTTCATCTAACCAAAGATCATATTCTTTAAATTCAATTAGACAAGTTGTTAACTCTAACCTTTGACAATTTAGTAATGAATACAATCCATCTTTATTACTAAAGGAAGGACCACCTGATCCTTCTTCGTTCCAGATACCAGGTACAAAATGAATTGAATGTTTACCAGTATCTGCCTTAATTAATTTTATTCTATGATTTACGTTCATCTGATTTCTCCTTTGTCTGATAAACTTTTAACATTTCTTCTACCGCTAGATTAATTACATTAGACTTTCTACAGTTTAATTCTTTAGCCATTTGAGTTAACTTATTATTTAAGTTTTTACTTATAGCTATAGTCGTAAAACCTGACGGTACTCTTTTAGTATCTTTAATTTTATTAAAGTCCACGTCTATCCTTTCTGCTCGCTCCAAGTATTCGCTCGCTATTTAACTTTTGTACTGAGTAATAACTTGGCTTTGTTTATAAATTGTCTTGCTTGATTATAGTGTTTAGTTTCTATCATTAGCTGTGCATCTGATAGTATACCCATTATGTATAGATTAGATCTACCTGCATATAATGGTTTAACTCTTTTAAAGTCTGCAATCACACTATCTCTAGTCTGACCATAGATTTCTTTTTGTGTCATACTATATTCCTTTTGTTAAGGCGAGGTGGAAAGTTTAAGCTTACTGGTCGGTATGCTATCCACCTCTACCTATTTTAGTTTATGGTTTCGTTTGTTAATGTTATACTACCTTGTATAAAGTTATCATTAACTGTAGACCATATAGCTACATTCAATACTCTACCTTCATTATCAGTTATATATCCTGAGAATACAGGTGAGTTTTCATTATCAGATTGTACTTTCCAAAGGACTATCTTATTTTCCTCTGTTGGTACATACTGATTCGTTGTTTGTTCTGCATAAGCATAAGAGCTTACTAACATTACAAACATAACAACTAGACTTTTCATAGTACTATCCTTTCAGTTGTGTTGTTAATCTATTATCTTATGATGTATATCATCTACTTGATACCTTAAGATATCTATCTCTGATGAACACCAATTAGAATCTATATAGATATGATCTATTATTATAATATATACTAACATTAATGAGATTAGTATTAAATATATTCTATTCATATCCCTCACTAAATGATGTATTGTTTTGTATAGCTTTATCTACCATACATTCTTCATCACAGTATTCATAAGTTGACTGCATTACATTACAGAAACCTATTATATCTGGTGTTGTATCATAGTCTGGTACACAATCTATTCTTGTCTCATTACTATCGTTGATAATGATATAGACATCATCCCATTCTAAGACTTGTATTGTATTTTCTGCATAGACCATTGTGTTTAGTATACACATTATTATCAATATATATTTCATAAGATTACCTTTCTAATCTGCGTATGTTTCTAGATAATATTTACCAGGATAGAAATCTTTATCCCAATTATTTATATCTATATATTTATACTCTTGTATTGTATCAGCATATTCTTTAGCTGTTACATAATCATCAAAGAGTTTCTTATAACGTAGTCCTAATTTATTTGACCACATTATTCTTATAGAGTATTCTTCTACTGGTCCTGAATGATAGCATCTTACTACCAATTCTTTATCCTTTAGATTCCATTGATCCATATTCATTTCCTTTCTGAGGTCTATCCATTTCCAGGCGAGGCAGAGCGTAGCGATGCCGAGCCGAAATTTTTATAGAACAAAACAAGAACATTTTAAGTTAGAAAAAATCCCCACCAGAATTTAATCTGATGAGGATTGAAAGTTTTATTTTTCAGTTAAAGGTTGTAGTCCTTGTCTTTCTCTCATTTCATTAATAGATGATAATGGAATTTCAACAGCTTTTACAACGCTTCTTAAATCGTCCCAATTAGTAGCTATATCTATTTCGGGTACTTTAAACAACGCTCCAAGTTCTTGCAAAATTTCCTGTATACATTCTGCTACTACTTTTGAGCGGTGTTCATTCTCACCCCACCAAGTAGCTGAACCTGCATTCTTATAGTTTGCTTGAGCTTTCATCTGTGATTCTTTAGCTCTTTGTAGGTGATAGTCCATTGAACTTGTTAAGCTATATATAAAACCTATACCGCCAGCATCTTGAAAGTTTGTAAAGCCAGCTTTATTTGGTTTGCAATTATTATTTTTTATTGCTCTTGCTATTATTTCTTCAATATCATTTAATAATTTTACTGCATCATTACATGTTTTTGTAATTGTTTTACTTTCTTTATTCATTTTATTAACTCCTTTTGTTTATTAATATATAAATCTTATATTATTTTTACATAAAGTATATATTTATTTTTATTATTTATTATTATTATTTTAGATTCTTCCTCTTCTTATCTTGCAGTAATGCGTCATCAGACGCTCATCTTTACGCCCCTGCGAGGGAACGCAAATCGAATAACAGCTTGCCTGTTCCGATTTGTGGGAAACTTACAGAGATAATTTCCTGCACATATATTGATAAGCTATTACTTATCGAATGTCCTTATCTTTATATACATAGATAGGTTACTTCTTCATAACGATTCCTCTTCTTCTTCTTCTTCTTATCTAAATGGTAGAATAAAGGGGTCGTCCCACTACGTGGGAGAGAGAGAGGAAAAAGAAAAGAGAGATTGGCCAAGACAATAAATCAAGACGGATGGGTACCATAGTACCAGTGAAATAAGATACGAGGCGGATCCAACGTGGCAACGTTGGGTAGGTTCGCTTGAACCTAGGACTGCTTGTCTAAGGTTTTTCTTATAGGGGGGTTAGTATAACTCATAGGGCGTAATAATCAGTAGCGGGTCTAAGGCTATATAGGGGGGGTTTGTTAAAACAATCTCATACTTGACTTAACCATACAAATAACACATATTCCAAAACGTGGGGGGGTTCAAGTGGCCTTCCACACCACACTATGACAGAATTAACAATCAGATTTTCAGCAGCGCCAGCCCTATTGTTTTTAGAAACGCAACTACCCATACGGACTGTTAAAGAACTTAATAAATATCTAGATAAGAAACATAACAAGAACGCTGAATCATTTGCAAACAAGTTGGTGGGTCAAATATCCCACGGTGAACAGCTTAAGATGGATCCAAAGGATGTATTGGTTGAACCATTTATTAAAATTGTGTCGCAAATGTCGCAGGAGTACGTCAAACAGTTCTGCAATACAATAGGAGCAGACCAGATGTACAGGATTCCTGCGGTACATAGCCTATGGTCGGTGCATTCTTACGAAAGAGACTACAATCCTGTCCACGATCACGGTGTTGACACCATAATGGGGCTGTCATTTACCACCTGGACCAAGATTCCACCACAAATTTCGGAACGACACGACTATTCTGCTGCAAAGCTCATCAATAGTAGTGGGGTTTGCGATGGATTCCTACAATTCCACTTTGGACAGACAGGGATAAGGGGATTGGAAGAACTAAGACCACCATTTTCACGCACATTTAAACCTGAAGTTGGTAAACTGTTGATGTTCCCCTCGTGGTGTCAGCATACTGTTTATCCTTTTGAAGGGGATGGAGAGAGGCGTACAGTTGCAGGGAATCTTAATATGGTACCTGTACCAAAATAGCTTAACATTGCATCCTCGTGCATATATGAGCGTTTAAACACTATTTAAAAGGAGATTAATTATGTCTAACGGACCTAAGCCTAGAAAGAAATTACCAAAACGTAAAATGTTACCAGGAGGCGACATCGGATCAGAGTCACATTTTGATTTGGAATACTACCCTGGTGAAGGTAAAATAACCTATGAAGATTGGTTAAAGCAAATGGAAAAAATTAACGGAAAATTTATAAACTAAGGGAGAATAACTATGCCATACGGTAAAGGAACATATGGATCTACTAGAGGTAGACCACCAATGAAAAAAATGAAAAAGAAAAAAAAGAAAAATAATAAATAACGGAGTAAGTTATGGTAGCATATAAAAAAGAATTTAAAGGTGTACCGTCAGCATTGACGTTCTTAACATCAGATGGAATTACAGGTGCGCATATAGTTAATGGTAAGATTGCAGCTAAAGGTTCTGAGTATGATGGCAAAGATGCAACTGAAAAGAACTTATTAACAGCTGCTGATTATACTGGGTATGACTTACCTAAGACTGATCTATCTAACTATATAAAACAAGATAATAAACAAATGGCAGGTGCTTTCTCAGATTGGGCATTAGGTTCACTTGGATTAAGGCAAGGTACTGGCTTTTCTGATATGGAAAGATACAGAGATCTTTATGAGAGAAGAGACAATTTAAGTCCTACTGAACAAAAAAAGTTTTTTGAGTTAGACAAATTATTATCACAAAATATACCACAGAATGTACCACAAAATATACCACAAAATATACCACAACAACAACCAGGAACAGGTATGAATAATAATATGAATAAGAATATGTTAGTTAAACTAGCAACTATGTCTAAACTATTTCCAGGATTAGTATCGTGAGTCACGGTGGTAAAAGAGAAGGAGCTGGCAGACCAGTAGGTTTGAAAGCAGGAACAAAAGCAGAACGATTAGCTGCTGAACTAGGCAAAGGACAGACTACACCATTGAAATATATGTTGAATATGTTGAACAATCCACAAGTTTCTATTGAGAAAAAGATGTGGGCTGCTAAAGAAGCTGCACCGTTTGTTCATTCTAAAAGAGCATCTGTTAATACTACAATTACTGGTGATGATGATAAACCTATAGCTGTAACAATAGGATGGCGTAAGAAAAAGTAATGAAGATGCTTACACCTAAACAGAAAGCTCTTATGAAAAAGCATAAGATACATCATAGCACAAAGCATATTGCATCTATGAATAAATCTATGTTAGCGGGTAAGACATTTACTCAAGCACATAAGATTGCTATGAAAAAAGTAGGTAAGTAGTGGCTAAGAGTACCGTTAATAAGGCTGGTAACTACACCAAACCTGGTATGCGTAAACGTATGTTCAATCGTATTAAAGCTGGCACTAAAGGCGGTAAGTCTGGTCAATGGTCAGCACGAAAAGCACAGATGTTAGCCAAATCTTATAAGGCATCAGGCGGTGGTTACAAGTAATGGCTCTCAAGAAGTCACAAATGTCTTTAAAGAACTGGACTAAACAGAAGTGGCGTACCAAATCTGGTAAACCTTCTGCTAAGACAGGTGAGAGATACCTACCTGAGAAAGCTATTAAGTCGTTATCGGCTAAAGAGTATGCTGCTACTACTGCAGCTAAAAGAAAAGGTACTAAAAAAGGTAAGCAACACGTTAAACAACCCAAGAATATTGCTAAGAAAGTAAGGAAGTATAGATAATGGCTAAGTCACCTGCGTGGACTAGAAAAGAAGGCAAGAATCCCAAGGGTGGATTGAATGCTAAAGGTCGTGCATCTTATAACAAAGGGCGTACTAAGACAGGTAAGAAGCGAAATCTTAAAGCACCTAGCAAAAAGGTAGGTAATCCAAGACGAGCTTCCTTCTGCGCTAGAATGACAGGAATGAAAAAGAAACTAACGTCTGCTAAAACAGCAAGAGATCCTAACTCAAGAATTAATAAATCATTAAGAGCTTGGAACTGTTAATGGATATAGAAATCCCTTACCAACCAAGACCATTACAAGAAAAGATTCACAACGAATTAAAAAGATTCAATGTCATCTGCTGTCACAGGCGGTTTGGCAAAACAGTATTTGCAATAAATCATTTAATTATGACTTGTTGTGAAAAACCAAATTCTAGATTGGCGTATATCGCACCAACTTATCGCCAGGGCAAGGCAGTCGCTTTCGACTATTTAAAAGAATACACAGACCCTTTAATGAAACTTGGTGGAAAACGTCACGAAACAGAATTAAAAGTGGATCTGTGGAACGGATCAAGGATACAAATCTTTGGTGCCGATAACCCAGATTCACTTAGAGGTTTAGGCTTTGATGGTGTAGTTCTAGATGAATTTGCCTTAATGTCTCCTAGAGTTTGGACAGAAATTGTAAGACCTGCTATCAGTGATAAGATAGGTTACGTTATATTTATTGGTACTCCTATGGGGCATAACCATTTCTGGGAAGTATATGATCTTGCTAAAAGACGTGGTGGAGATTGGTATGCTGAATTATACAGAGCATCTGAATCAGAAGTTATACCTGATGAAGAACTTGAAGAAGCCAGGGCAACAATGCCAGAGGACCAATACGAACAAGAATTTGAAGTCAGCTTTCAAGCTGCGGTCTCAGGAGCGTATTATGGAAAACAAATTCAGAAAGCTGAAAAACAAAATAGAATTACTGATGTTGATTATGATCCTAACATTGATGTAGAAACGTGGTGGGATTTAGGAATAGGAGACTCTACTGCAATATGGTTTGCACAACGAACTGGAAAAGAAATACATCTTATAGATTATTATGAAACTTCTGGAGAGTCATTAGCTTTCTATATTAATATGTTAAAAGAAAAAGCTTATAACTATGGAAGGCACATTGCTCCACACGATATAACAACAAGAGAACTAGGTACTGGTAAATCTAGATTGGAAGTAGCAAGAGAACTTGGAATTGATTTTGAAGTATGTCCACGATTGGAAGTAGATCACGGTATTGAAGCTGTAAGAAATAGTTTAGATAATTGTTACTTCGATAAAAATAAATGTAAATATGGTATTGATTGTTTGCGACAATACCGTAAACAGTTTGATGATAGAATGCAGACATTTAAAAATAAACCTTTACACGATTGGGCCTCTCACGGAAGTGATGCATTTAGATACGGTTGTTCTGTTGACGGTCCAACAAGAACAGACTGGACCAGACCTATGAGTGTAGATATTAGATATGTAGTTTAAGGAATTATATGGCAAAAGCAAAAGCATTATCAGAAAACGAAGTAAGTTCAATATTAGCTAGTGAGTTAAAAAACTCTTATGGTTATTTTGATACTGGGTTAGTTGATGATAGAAAAAAAGCTAACGAGTATTACTTTGGTGAAAGCTTTGGTAATGAAGTAGAAGGTAGATCACAAGTAGTATCAACTGATGTTGCAGATACTATTGAAGCTATATTACCTGCTTTACTTAGAATATTTACAGCATCAGACAATATAGTAAAAGTAGATCCTGTTACACAAGAAGATACAGAGATTGCTAAACAAGCTAGTGATTATTTAAATCACATTTTTAATAAAGACAATGATGGGTTCACTACATTGTATGCTATGTTTAAAGATGCATTGTTACATAAGAATGGAATTGTAAAAGTTTTTTGGGATACTTCAGAAAGAACAAAACAAGAAACTTATGAAAAGCTATCTGAAGCAGAGTTTACAATGCTTATTGATGAAGATGGTGTTGAAGTAAAAGAACATACTGAGTACGCAGATCCTGCTTTTGAAGAACAAAAGAAGAACATAAAAGAACAAATGAATCAAGTAGGCGATCAAATGTCTGTTGATTTAATGGAACAACAAATAAAAGAATTACCTATTCCACAGTTACACGATGTAGTTATTACTAGATCAGAAACATTTGGTAGAGTTAAATTTGAAGCAGTACCACCTGAAGAATTTTTAGTACAAAGACGTGCTAAGACTTTAGAAGAAGCTCACTTCTTATGTCATCGTACAACTAAAACTAGAAGTGAATTAATTGAAATGGGTTTTGATTATGATATTGTTCATAGTCTATCTGCTGAATCTACACAAAGATATAATGAAGAAAAAAGTACAAGACATAGAAATATAGATGATGACTTTACTTCTGATGTTGGAGATTCATCTACTGATGAGATTCCTATTTGTGAATCGTATATTAGAATAGATGAAGATGGTGATGGTATTGCAGAGTTAAGAAAAATAATTTCTTCTGGTGATGATAGCCATACAATTTTAGATGATGTAATTGTTGATAGTCAACCTTTCTGTTCTGTTACTCCTATAATAGTACCACATAGATTTTATGGTAGATCAGTATCAGAGCTAGTAGAAGATATTCAGTTAATTAAATCTACTGTTATGCGTCAGATACTAGACAATATGTATCTTACAAATAACAACAGAGTTGCAGTAATGGATGGTCAAGTTAATCTTGAAGATCTATTAACTAATAGACCAGGCGGAGTTGTAAGAACTAAAGCTGCACCTAGTCAAGTTATGATGCCAATGACAACTCAAACTATTAACAACCAAGCTTTTCCTTTATTGGAATATTTAGATACTGTTAAAGAAAACAGAAGTGGTATTACTAAATACAATCAAGGTATGGATACTGATTCATTAAACAAAACTGCATCAGGTATTAATACAATACTTTCTCAATCACAAATGAGAATAGAATTGATTGCAAGAATATTTGCTGAGACTGGTGTAAAAGAATTATTCAAGAAGATGTTTGAATTAGTTGTTAAGTATCAAGACAAAGAAAGAATAATCAAAATTAGAAATAACTTTATTCCTATGAATCCTATGGAGTGGAGAGATCGTTGTAATGTAACTATTCAAGTTGGTCTAGGTACTGGTTCAAGAGATCAACAATTATCAATATTAAATCAAATACTTAGACAACAAATTGAAGGTATTAAGTTGCAAGGTTCACCTGCTGGTCCTATTGTTAATATGAATAATATATACAATACCCTATCTAAGATTGTAGAGAATGCTGGATTAAAAGATGTTGATGCTTACTTTACAGATCCTCAAGTTGGTATGCAGAATATGCCACCACCTCAACAAAAAGAACCTTCAGAGTTTGAGAAAGTATCACAGATACAAACTCAACAAAAAGCTGCTGAAGCGCAAATGCAATATGAAAATAGAATGCGTGAGATTGAATTGAGATATCAAAAAATGATGTTAGACTTTGAAGCAAAAGTTAAAGAACTTGAAATGAAGTATGAAGCAGATATAGATGAGAAAGCTATTAAACGTGAAGCTATGAAGATGAAAGGTATTTCAGATTCTAATAAACAAATGCTTGACCAAGCTACTAAAAGTCTGTTACAACCACAACAACCACAAGGAATGAGTGTAGAAATAGATGTCGAATCTACAGAAGGAACAAACAAGGGGCCAAAGGGCTAAAGATATTCTAGAGGATGAACTCTTTAAAGAGTCTATACAGACTTTAAAAGACGCATACTCTGATGCGATATTTCAAACAGGACCAAATGACGAACTAGCAAGGACAAAGATCTACCTTGCTTTTCAAATTTTAGGTAAGTTTGAAAATCATTTCCGTTCCGTTTTGGAAACGGGAATACTTGCTGCAAAACAATTACAAGATTTGCGCAAAAAATAGCACCAACCGTTCAGGAGTGCTTTAAATAACACCAACCAATAAAGGAGTGTACTATGGCTGATGAAGCTATGAATGTAATTGATGCTGGTAAGACTATTGCTAGTCTTATAACAGGTCAAACAAATACTGATGAAGCACCTGCTGAATCAGAAGTAACTGAAGAAGTTACACAAGATACAACCGAGGATGTACCTGAACAGGACATTGAGGAAGTTGAAGTAGCGGAAGCTACAGTTGAAGCTCAAGAAGATATTAATGAAAATTCAGAGGAACCTATATATCAGGTCAAAGTTAATGGCCAATCTATAGAGGTGACCCTTGATGAATTACTTCAGGGATACCAACGAGAAGCTGATTACACCAGAGGTAAACAAGATTTGTCCTTAGAGAAATCAAGGCTGGATCAAATATCTCAACAATCTCAAACTGAGATCAATCAAAAACTCGCTAAGTTGAATGACTTAAATTCAGCAGCACAATCACAACTGCAAGCGGAGTATGCAAATATAGACTTTGAAAAACTGTACGAAGATGATCCAAGTGAAGCTAGTAAACTAGAACACAAGATGCGTAAACGTGCAGAAAATCTACAAAGGATACAGTATGAAACACAACAATCTCAACAAGTTGAGTTAAATAAATTCATACAAGGTGAACAATCTAAAGTAATGTCATTAGTACCAGAGTTTAATGATCCTAGTAAAGCTAGTAAATTAAAATCTGATATGAAAACATATCTACAAAAACAAGGCTATAATGATCAAGAGATAAATACTATCTATGATTCACGACAAGTTTTGTTAATTAGAGATGCTTTGGCTTATGATAAGATTAGAACTGCCAATCCTAAGATTAAAAAGAAAGTTGCTAATGCTCCTAAAGTTGTAAGGTCTGGTTCGCCCAGAACTAATGCTGAACAAGTTGCTCGACTTAAAAAGGAAAAAATAACTCGTCTAAAGAAATCTGGTAACGTAAAAGACGCTGCTAGTATTTTTAAAGACTTTCTTTAATAGGAGGCCAATATGGCACAACCAACAAACTTATATGATACGTTTGATACTACTGGTATTCGAGAGGGTTTGACGGATGTAATTT